GGCAACCTTTCATCTTTGGCAGAAGGAGAATCTCCGACACTGCTGGAGTGATCGGCCCTGATGCAGTTGCCCTGATTGAAAATGCAGCATATTGGATGGGTGCAGGAGCCTTCTATGTTTACAACGGAGGATACATCGAGGTGATCAAGTGTGATGTTCTTGACTACGTTTACACCGATGTTGACACCAGAGTGGACTCCACTAAATTTTCCCAGGTCGTAGCCTCAGAGAATCGGAAATATTCAGAAGTCTGGTGGTATTATGCCAGCGAGTCAGGCAACGGAGAAAATGATCGATATGTGGCCTATTCCTACCGGGAAGGATGGTGGACAGTCGGAAAACTAGACCGACTTTCCTGGGATGAGAACAACCCTTGGGGGGATCCTTTTTCCACCGGATCCGATTATAAACTTTACCGGATGGAGCAACAAAGAACTGGAATCCAGCCCAGAGGGGGATCCGTCACTGATCCTGGTAACAACTACGGATCTAATGACCGCACCATGGCCTTTGGTGGAGCAAACACAACCGACACCATGGTGATTTATGCAGAGACTGGAGATATCCGCGTGGGTGATGGATCTAAGCAGATTCATGGCCAGCAGGTCATTACTGACACCGAGAGAGGGGACACCAATGCCCTCCAGATGAGGTTCTTTACTTCACAGACTCCAGACGGCACCGAGACTGATCAGGGATCAAGTGCATTGACCTCCTCAGGATATTCGGATGTGAGGTTTTCCGGGCGATACATGCGCTACCGGGTTGAGGCACCCTTTGATCAGGATTTCAGGGTTGGTGATATGCAACTCAAGGCAAGGACCGGAGGAGATCGATGAAGCAATTGCCAGTCCCTCCTCCAGAGTATTCAAAGACCCATCAGGGACGGGTCCAGGAGGCCATTTATAATGCAATCAATGATGAGGTTGTGCAGAAACTCCAGGATATTGAGTTTGATGGCAAGAGTGCCTCAGATGCTACAAGAGCCTTGTTTCTCGGCAGAGTTTCATTACTCAGTCCAAACGGCACCAAGTTTCAGCTTTTGGTCGATAATTCAGGAAATCTTTCTACCACTACCATATAGGTGACTATGAATATGTTCTTATCAGGCCCCATGAGAAAAATTGCCAACATGGGAAGAATGGGAGACACCGAACTGGCACACGTTACCCCAGAGGAGAAAAAACTCCTGAAGGCCATGGGAGGTTCTGGGACCATAAACCCAAGGACTGGGATGCCTGAGTATTTTATCAGCATCAGTTCGTCAGGAATCAGATTTGATCCAACAGGAGGGATGTCTGGAGGAGGATCAGCAGGAATTCAAAGTGCTTTAGATCAATCACAGACTGAATTAGAAAACGTGGCCAATGAAGCAGGTGATGCTGATCCATTAGACACGTCTGACGAAATGAAAGCTCTTTTGTTTAAAAGGTATCAAGATGATGTTTTGGACCGACCCTATCAAACTTACACAGGCACCAGGTACGCAGGATTTAACCCTGATCAGGAGCAGGCATTTACTGATGTTAGAAATTTTTCTGGTTCAATGCCTGGAGGTTATCAAACAGCTATGGATACTGCCGAGGGTGAAACAACTTACCAGTCAGGATTCAGGACGGCAGGACAGGATCAAGCAGGATTCCAGAGGGAACTGGATGCCCGGATGAATCCCTTCACTCAGTCGGTAATCAATCAACTCCAGAGGGATATTTCTGAGCAGCAACAAATGGCCTTAGGCAGGACCTCAGAACAGGCCAGAGCAGCAGGGGCCTTTGGGGGGTCAAGGCAAGGAGTGGCAGAAGCACTTACCTCAGGCAGATACGGAGATGCCTTTGCTAGGACCGCAGGCCAGTTAAGGGCCGATCAGTTCAATCGAGCCATGGCAGGAGTGGATCAAGATCGAGCAAGGCAGGAACAGTTCCGAGGTCAGGCAGCCCAGACCCGACTTGGAGCAGGCAGGGACCTTTTGAGAGGCACCCAAGCCACGGATGCTGCAACTGCCCAAAGAATTAATGCACTGGCTAGAGCAGGCAATCAGCAACAAGCCTTCGAGCAAGCACAAAAGGATTTTGCCTATCAGCAATTCCTTGAGGAACGTGATTACGACAAGATGAATATTTTAGCAGGAGGTGGCCTTTTAGGTTCTGCGCCTGGAGATTTTAGGCCTCCACCTGATCCTGTTTATTACGGCAGATCAGGAGGCCTCGGTGGCCTGTTTGATCTTCTTTTTGGTAGACCTCAACAATTAGCATAAATATGGAACTAGGAACCGCAATAGCCTTGGGGCAATTAGCCTTAGGAGGATTGAATTTTTTAGGTGGAATGAATGAACCTGAACAAGCCCCCCAGCAATATCAGCAACCTGTTTCACCAGGCAACCCTCAGGCTGCCATGCAGTTCATGCCTCAGATCCCCATGGCAACCTATAACCCCATGATGATGGATCAGGCATTGATTGAGGAACAGATGCTGATGCAGCAGGCACCCCCCAGAGGACTTCTTTACTAAGGAATAAAATGGCCACAGACTTTGGACTTTATGGGACTTTAGCAGAAGATGATCCCTATCTGCTCGCCCTTCAGATGCAAAAAATGCAGGGAGGAGGCACAGAGAGAATCCCCTTTCCCCCAAATCCTGAAACGGGTCTTTCTCCATTGTCAGGCCAGATGATCACTCCTCCGATTTACACAGGACCGATGACTGAGGAGTTTGCAGGCAGAAGAATTCCTGCTCCTCAGATGACACCTCAGGAACCTGTGGCCCCTCAACCAGACCCCTTGGCAGACTACAAGGCAGTCATGAATCGAGAACCAGGGTTCTTCCAGGAGAATGCGCCTCTAATCCTTGGACTTCTTGGTGGAGTCTCAGGTCTTTTGGAGGCCATGGGGCCATCCAGAACACCAGTCTCTTCAGGCCAGGTTTTCGCCAGAGGATTGCAGTCTGGACTTGGCGGATACATGGGAGGCCTTAAGTTTCAGTAGGGAGTAGAATCGGCACGGCAACAAGAAGCAGCCAACATTCTCAATGCTTTAGGCAAAGAGCAGAACATTCAAGCAGCACTGGACAAAAGAAAGGCAAACAATCAACTGAGATCAGCAATTCCTCAGATGATTCAGGATCTCAGTAGTGCTGAAGGATTGAGTTCAAGAGATAAAATTTTGATAGCCCAAGCAGAACGATTGAGAGAGGCAAGTCCGACCACATCCCTAAACATTCTCAATCAAATAGCATCAAAATCTGATCAGTTTCAGTTTTTTAATCTCGGAGATGGCAAGATTGCCAAAATCAACAAGGTTCAAGGAACCACAGAAATCATCTCAGGTGAAGGTGCAGGTAGCGTGACAAATATAGGAACTCAGCCATATGAAAATGCTCCAGTTAAGTCTGAAACAGAGAGAGCATTTTTCTACTTAAACAATGCACCGATTGATTCTCCGAATTACAAACTGGCCTATGATATTTACAGTCAACCGAAATTGAGTGTATCAGGCGCAACTTTGACCCCAAATATGGATGCTCTAGGGTTTGCACGTCCAACTCTAGGCCAACAATCAGGATCCTTGATTGATGAGGATCAAAATACACAAACTCAAGCAGCCCCAGGCACACAAGTCCAGACCAGTGATCTGGGAACTGCCAAGGTCACAAAGGTTGTCAACCTCAAGCCTATCCCGGTTGGTGAGAAAAAAGGTTTTCGAGACCTGAATGCTACTCTGAAAGCAGCCCAAAGAGCCCTGAAGCTATTGGAAACCAGTGAAGAGGCAAGGGATGCGGTTGGATTTTTTGACCAATTCAAACCAACTGAGGGGCCGAAATTCTTGGAGCAGATGGGACTGAAACTCACCAAGGATGGCAGGGACCTAATTGCAGACATCAATGATATTCAAAGTTTGACTCTCTTGGAAAGATCTGGGGCAGCCGTAACAGTTTCAGAATTCCAGAGATCTAGGCCTTTTCTCCCTGAGAGAGGTGATGGCGCAGAAACTTTAAAGGGTAAACTGAAAAGATTAATTGATAAATATACTGAATCAATCAACACCATGGTCGAGCAATACTCTCCTGATCAAGGATATAGGGGCATGGTTGTGGATCTGCCTGGTGAAGATGTTCTTTCAGTTAAAGAAATAAAAGAAAAATACGGAGTTAAATAATGGCCTCAAAAACCTCTGTTGATTTTGTTGCCACCCAGATTGCCAAGATGGCAGAAATGGGTGCCTCTGAGGCAGAGATTGATATCTATCTGACCAGCAAGGGATTTAGTTCAAGGGACCAGTACCTGAAAAGGCTCAAAAGATTCCGAGATCGGAAAGAGCAGGCAGGTGACATCGATGTAGATTTCGGATTCTTTGACTCGGTTCTCCAAGGCCTCACTCTGGGATTCTCTGATGAGATTGGTTCTGCCATAGCAGCAGGGGGAGTCTCAGGTCCTGAGTATGATAGGCAGATGGCAGCCCGTAAGTTTGCCCGTGAGGACTTTGAGGAAGAAAACCCAGGCATGGCATTGACAGGGGAGATCCTTGGTGGACTAGCCCCTGGTCTTCTTACTGGAGGAGCAGGCCTCGCATTAGCAGGAGGTAAGACGGCACTCAAGCAAGGAGGAAAGATGGGCCTGGCCAGACTTTTAGGAACTGAGGCCACAGTGGGTGCAGGCACCGGAGCCATAGGAGGAGCAGGAACTGCGAATCCTGGTGAGCGAGTGGCAGGTGCTAAATTAGGTGCAGGCCTTGGTGCAACTCTAGGGGTGGCCCTTCCGACCATAGGTGCAGGAGTCAAGAGTGGAGTCGGAAAAGCAAGAAGAGGCCTTGGGATGATGACCCAAAATGAGGCTGAAGAGGCTGCAAAAAGAAAACTGAGTGGTGCCCTTGCACGGGATCAGGTGACTCCCCAAGAGATCATCGAGCAGATTCCTGAGGGTCCAGGATTCGGACCCATTGATGAGTCTGTAGTCGATCTTGCAGGAGAGAATGTTCTGGGTGTGGCAAGAGCCTCCCAGGCAATTCCCGGAAGATCTAAGGACATGGGCAGAGAGGCCCTGGTTGAAAGAGCGGAGGGTCAATATGATCGTGTCTCAGACTACCTCCT